CATTGCATACATAGACTCAAAATTAGAAGAGTATGGATTCACTGACGAAAATGTAGAGAAGCAACATTTATTTACTTTAAACCAGTTTGCAGATTTGGGAGCTAAAAATAGAGCTATCGATATGTTTTATAAAAGAAAAGGTACTTATGCCCCGGAGAAAAAAGAATTATCTGGTGGGATTGATTTAATAGCTATATTAAAAAAGGCGGACGAAGATAAAGAATAAAATTAAATAATAATAATATGTTTGGAAAAAAGGAAAATCCATTAAAAGATTTTATTGAATGCGAAGATTGTGGTGTTTTAGTTTCAAAGAACAAAATGCAAGTTGTTAGTACAGTCGTTAGAGGTTATTACTATATTAAAAAAGAATATTATTGTCAGAAATGCAAAAAGCCGTATGAAAAAAGAAATCGGTATTTTTTTTATAAAGAGTTTGAAGTAAATGAAATAACTGGAACTCCGATAGGTTATAAAAAAGTGAAATGAATAAAATATGCAAACAACATCAGAACTCGTAAAAGAGTTTAGAAAAAGTCCAATTAGTTTTATAGAAAAAATGTGGGGATTAATCCCGCAACCTTTGAAGCCGGAGTTTGTTGAGTTGGCGAAACAATCTTCACTGAAAGATTATAAGAAAGAATGGTTTGAAATTTTTGTTAAAGGTAAACATATTACTTGGCAACAGTGGATTATTCTATTAGCTGTTGAGAAGTCGTTGAAATACGCCGCGCCTAAAAGAATATCAGTTGCGTCCGGCCATGGGATAGGTAAAGATACTTGTTTATCTTGGCTCATTCTTTGGTATTTATTTTGTTTTAAAGACTCACAGATTCCTTGCACAGCTCCCACTTCAGAGCAGATTCATGATATTTTATGGAAAGAGATTGCAATTTGGATTGAAAGAATAAAACATAAAGAAGTCGCTGATTTATATGAATGGAGTAGCGGGTATATAAGAGTCAGTCCTAGTCCTGAAACATGGTTTGCAAGAGCTAGAACTGCTCGTAAAGAGAACCCAGAGGCCCTAGCTGGAATTCATGGGGATTTCGTTTTTATCGTGGGAGATGAAGCGTCAGGCATAGCTAATGAGATATTTAGACCGGCAGAGGGAGCTATGACAAATGAAAATGTCTTGGTTGTCCTAGTTTCTAATGCAACAAGACTTTTAGGATATTTCTTTGATACTCATCATTCAGATAAGTTAAATTGGCAAGTATTTAGTTTTAGCTCGGAAGAGAGTCCGATAGTTGAGCAGGACTATTGCGAAAGGATTGCAACAAAGTACGGTATTAAATCAGATGAGTATAGATTTATGGTTAAGGGCCAGTTTCCAAAGGAGGACACAGTTGACGAGAAAGGTTATGTTCCTTTGCTTATTAAAACAGATTTAAGACAAGCAAAGGAGTCAGATTTTGTTGGGAGAGTAAGACTAGGTATTGATCCGTCAGGAATGGGGAAAAATGAAACTGTTTGGGTGGCAAGAGATAATTATAAAGCAAAGATTGTTGGTAGAGAAAAGACAAGCGATGGCAAAAGTATAGCACAAAAAACAATATCTCTAATTGATTTGCTTGGGATTAAGCCAGAGAAAAAAGCGTATAAGACAGAGCAATCTTTTTATAAAGATGTTATCATTGATTCTTTTGGAATAGGAGTCGAAGCGATTAAGGAGTTGGCCTTGGCAGGATATAATATAAATACAATCAATGTTGGAGATAGGTCAAAGGGTGAAAGTGCAGAAGATGAAGAAGACAGGAAGTTTTATCTTAATATTAGAGCTATGGTGTTTGATAGAATAAAGCGTTGGTTAAGGGCCGGAGGAGAGTTAGTTGAGGTTGAAAAGTAGAAGTCTTTGTTAACGATTAAGTATCGCAGAGAACTTTCAGGCAAAATGAAGATAATGAGTAAAGAAGAAATGAGAAAGCTCGGGATCCAATCTCCCGATGACGCAGACGCTTTGTCTTTAACCTTTGTTGAAAGAGAGATAAACCCAGAGGACGAGAATTTTAAGCCGTATGTTCAACCAGAGTATAAGCCGTCGAGTGAATACGAGGGACAATAGTTTAGCTTTCTGCCATCTATCTCTTTTTATTATTTTTAGATAGATGACTATACTTCGCGCGGTCATCAACCCCTTTAGTTTACATTTTCATTTTTGTTTTTGTTGAGGGGTAGATGGCAGAGGGCTAAAATAAATAAATAAAAGATTATGAAAAAAGAATTATCTAATGTTTATTTTGAATTAGTGCAAATCAAATGGTATCAGTTTTGTGTTAAAAGATATTTAAGAGATAGAATAATTAATATTGTTGCAGAAGAATGGAAAGAGGAAAGAATAAAAGCTATCCAAGATATTCATAATGAAGCAATAAAACAATTAAATTTATGCCAAATCAAAAAGTAAAAGTTGAGTTAGAACCAGCAGAAGCAAAACTATTTCTTAATTTGTTTAGGAAGTATCAAGATGTTTGGGAGAAAGCAAGAACTCTAAAGCCCGGCTCATTGACTTTACATTTTGATAAGGATTGGAATATTAAGAAGCACGAGTTACATTTTTATAATCAAACAAAAATATAATTAAATAAAAATAACATGGCAAAGAATACACCAAAGCGCGACGGCTCCGGTAAAGGTACAAGAGCCAATAAAGGTAGAGGTGGTTGTAAAACCACAAGAAAGACAGGGAAAAGATAGAGTGTGGATAAACCCCTTGACAAACAATCTGGCTAGTCTATAATTAAAATGTACTCACTTATTGAAGTAGTATAAAGGCAATAGTTATCCTATCTCACAACAGACGGATAACAGAGTTTCCGACAGTCGTCGGCGTTTCTGTTATCCGTCTTTTTATTTAATATTTTTAGCAGGGATAAATACTTTTATCTTTTAATAAGAATAAAAGGAAGCCGAGCCAACCCTGTTTAATGTATCTCGGCTAAAGATATTAAACTTATGGAACATTTAGACCAAACACTAGCGAAGAAGTTAACTGATATTGCAGTATTGCAATATAGGAATTGTTTTGATTTTAAACAACCACGATTAAAACAAACTAGGGAAAACGAAGTTTTTTACAATCAAAGAAAGATAGTAGTACCAAAAGGAAGATACGGTGTACCTCTCCCAACAATGTCCGGATTCGTTGATACCTTGATGTCAAAGATTGATGATCCGCCAGTTGTAAGACACAATTATAAAGATATTGCTGACTTAAAGATAGCGCAGAAAACTTCTGCAATGTGGGAGAAAGACTCACACCCAAATAGAGCTAACTGGCCCCTTAAAGATAGGTGGGCAAAGAAGTTAGCTTGTTTTAGTGGACGGCCAGTTTATAAAATTTACGCAGAGTCCGACCCAAAGTACAAACATTATTTAGAAGCTGTTGATATAGAGGATTTTATATTTGAACCAATGGGAGGAGGTGATTTAGAAAATCATTTATATTGTGGACAAGATAATATTATAAGAACAAAATCAACAGTGAAAGCAAACGCTATCGCAGGACTTTATGATAGAACACAAGTTGCAAAGTTAATTACAAACTCCTCAAATGAAAATTTAAAAAAGAATAATGACTATATAGAAAAGAAGCAAGATAGATATAATGGATTAGGATTAAATTTCAAAGATGCAACTTATCTCGGGCAAGATGTATTCTCTTTTACAGAGTTTAATATGGAGTATGAGGGCGAATGGTACTATTTATTATTTGATTTAAAGACAGAAGTTTGGGTACGCGCACACTTTTTAGAAGATGTTTACCCAACTAATAATTTAAACTTGAAATGCTGGTCAACTTGGGCAACACACGAGGATCCATTTAACTTTATGTCAAAAGCTCCATGTGATGATATGCGACCGATTGCAGATTCTATTGATACTTTATTTAATCAAGCACTAGATAATCGTTTTAAGAGAAATTTTGGACAGAGGGCTTATGACGCAAAGATATTCCCAGACCCATCTCAACTAGCATGGCGACCAGACGGACTTGTTTTAGCAAAGGTTAAAGATGGCAAATCAATAGATAGTGGAATTTATGAATTTAAAACAGAAGAAATTACTGGAACGATTGATTTGGTAAACTGGCTAGACTTCTATGGAGGTAAAAAGTCTGGAGTTGATACTAATGCTCAAGGTGCTGAAGATAACCCAGACCAGAAAGTAGGTATATTCTTTGGAAACTTACAACAAATGGCAGATAGATTAGGGCTTTACAATAAATCTTATAGAGAATGCCATTTAGGTCTAGGATTAAGACACGCTTTCGGACTAGCAAATTACTTAACAGAGAAAGAAGCAGTTAAGACTATCGGCGAACAGGGAGCAGAATGGAACGACCTTACAGTAGGCGAAGCAAAGAAAGCGCCTGATTTGGATATAGATTTGTCTGGTGGATCGGCAGAGGTTCAAGCAAATCAAGCTAAAGCACAGAAGAGAGAAAATGCACTTCTTATGATTGGTAAAGACCAAATGTTAAGACAGAGTGTAAACCCAGATTGGTATTTAGGAGAAATATTAAAGACTGGTTCTTTTGAAGATTCAGAAATGAAAGTTGCTTTGAGTAAAGACGCTGGTAATTTAGAGATGCTTTCAGACGCCTGAAATGCTATTCAAGAGATATTAAAGGGCAAGAAGCCAAAGTTAAGACGAACAGCCGACACAGTATTCATTAAATATATAATGAATTTTGCTGATGATAATGAAGTTACAGTACAAGAATATAAAGCATTGTACGCCTATGCAAAAGCTCATTTAAAGATTGCCGCCGACAATATTGTTAGAAAAGCAAGAGGAGTAAATATTTCTAATTCTGAAAGTTTAGGCCAACAAGAAGAAAAGAAGATAAATGTTACTGATGATTTAGCTATACCAGAACCAATCGCCGGTGGAGGTAATCCGGGCATTCAAGGCAATAGAGCAACAAATTTAATGAAAGGAGCAGGACTCCCACAATAAAATGAATACACAAAATTTAATAAATAAAGTTAGAACATTAAGAGATAAGTGGACGCTTGATAGAGATAAACAGACTGTTATTGATTGGGAGAAGTACCTTTTAGAGATAGCAAGAAATAAAGAATTATTAGAAGTAGAACCCATTAAAAATCTATTGAAAGGATTGCAGGAAACGATTAATGAAATATCTTTTGCTCTGGCCTTTGATGAAGATGGATTATTTGACATAGATAAAAGGAAAGTTCTTTTTGAGAAGAGAGCATTGTATATGCATATTTTAGAGTTCTTTACTGGCAACGAAGATATTTTGAAAAGCATTGAAGTTACAATAAATAAAGAGTTGGAATTATAATTAAGTAAAAATTTATGGTAGATGATAAACCAAATGGAATGACAAGCAAAGGAGTTGAAATTAAATCTTTAAAACAAGCAATGTCTTGGTTTAAAGAAAGGATTGTAAAGAATATAAAAAACAAAGTAAAAGGAACACGAAATCAAGATTTTATGGCAAGAGCTTTAGTTTTTTCAAAATCAAATCCGGACTCTCTTGTAATTATAGGCGACACTAAAAAAGATAATATTTATTTTGCCTATAATAATGAATTCATGATTACCGATATTAAGAGTAAATTTTTACACATGAATCAGAATCTCCTTAAAAACAATTTAACAAAGAATTTTAAAGGATTGAATGAGAATAAAATAAAAGAAACGAGGGTTGAGTTGAATCATATATTTTCAAATATGTTATTCAATTTTGTAGAGATAATCAATAAACCTAAAGAAAAGGTCGAGGACAAGGATAATATAAACAATAAATAAAAATTTATGTCAACTAAAACAAAAGAAGAAAAAGTAGAGGAAAAAAAAGTAGAGGAAAAAAAATTAGCAGATAAGGCAGAAGCAGAAAAAATAGCAGAGAAAGAGAAAGAAAAAGCTAAAGTTAAAGGTCCAAAAGAAACAAAGGTTTCTTTTGAAACTGGTACAAGAGTTTATTCAGAAGAGTTGCATGGTAAAGACCACGCAAAATTAGCGGCAGAGTTTGTTAGCAAAAGGCCAGCAGACAGGAAAATTGTAAAATAAATTAAATAGAACAATTATCTGCTCTATATAGGTCATCTTTGAAAGTTTTAATCTGCTTTAAGGAGATGACCTGTACAGAGCAGATAACAAATTGAGCCGAAAGGCCAATGAGGTAGGTTAGCCCAGCGTTAAACCGCTTAAATAAACCAAGTTCAAGGTATCTTTAAAATACCATATAAATATGCCCGAAGAAAAAAGGGAGAGGTAGATTTAGGCAACTACCCTGACATCGAGTCTAAAAAGATTGCCGAAGAGTTAGAAGCAGAAAGAATAGCAAAGGAAAATCCTGAAGTGGAAAAAAATGAGGAAGAAGCCATAAAGGAGAAAGCTGACGCAGAAGCTAAAGCAAAAGCCGAAAAGGTTGAAGCCGAAGCTAAAGAAAAGGCAGAGAAAGAAAAAACAGGTAAAGAAGAGCCAAAGCAGATTAAAAGAATTCCGAAACTAATACCAGCGCATAAACACGAAGCTTTTAAACATCAATCAGAGCAAAGAGAGAACACTTTAACTGCCGAGATTGAAACTCTCAAATCTGAATTAGCCAATAAAACGGAGGTTCAGAGTAGTGATGAGGTTAAAAAGTTTGCAGAGGATAACGGAGTTTCTGAAGAGTTCGTTAATGGAATACTTAAATTTACTGGAATTCCTAAACTTAAAAAAGAGTTTGAGGAAAAGATTAGTAAAATTGAGTCTGAAAGAAGCGACAGCGTTCAGGACAAGGAGTTTGAAAAGGATTATAACACTAATGTTTTACCTTTACTAGAAGCGAGAGGAATTACAAAAGAAAAATATAATGAGGTAAAGAAAGAGTTGAAAGACCTTGCTTTTACCGAAGATTATGCTACAACTCCATTAAAAGTTATTTTCAAAGGTGTTGACAGCTTTGAAGAATTTATAC